GCCGGCACCATCGCGTCGGCGTCGATCGTGTGAAACACGTCAGACGCATCGAGCAGCGTCTCAGGCTCGACCGCCGGAAACTCGCGCAACATGCCCAGCAGATCATCTCCATCGCCGCCAGCGTCCAGCCAATCACTGGCGTCCGCCTTCGGCGGCAACGAAGAAAACACGTCGCAGTACGCAACGTGGTCAGCCACCCCGACCAGCGCCGCAGCCGTGTTCCGCGCGGTCTTACGCCCCGCCTCGTCGTTGTCGGGCAGCACGTAGACCCGCTTGCCGGCAAAGTACCGAGACAGTTCATCCGGCCAGCGGCCCGACCCCATCGGCTTTGTGGTGGCAACGATGCCGGCGGCCATTAGCGCGTCGGCATCTTTCTCGCCCTCACAAATCACAATCTCGGAAGCACCCACCAGATCAGGCAGCCGATACGGCACCAGGTCGATATCTTTGACCGACCAGATCCAGTTGCCGTTGCCATCGGGTCGGCGCTGGCGGAAATCCTTCGGCGCGTATCGCACGACCTGCATGACAAGATCGCCGCCCGCAGATAGATAGTCGTACTTGGCAATGATCAACCGCATCTGCGGCGGCTCAATGACAGGTGCCGACCTGTCGATCAGGTGTCCGCCTTCTTCGGTTTCAAAATCAAACCACGATCCGGCGCGCTCTCCGGTCAACTCCACCGACTTTGATCCGTTGCGCCCGAACCGCAACTCGGTAGAGGATGACGCCGCCCGGTTGGGTTCGCCGAACCGTTCCCGCGCCGCAATCTCAATTTCATTGCGCATCAGTGGCCCCTAAAACGGAATATCGTCGTTCAGTTCATTCGCACGCCGGCCAGCGTTCAACTCAGCCGACCGGCCAATCACAGACCGCAAGAACATCAGCCACTGCGCACGATCGAGCGCCCGCAGATCCGTGATCCCGATCGACTCCAGATATTGACCGCCAGACTTGCCGGCTTCCAAAATCATTTCGTTTTCTTCGTCGGTCCAATCCATTTTTTTCTCTCTCCACAGTTTCAAATGTTCCATCGAACAGAACCAGCGATCAGGCCGGCTCACTCCTCTCAGTCGCGGTGACCAGCCGAACCCGCGATCTGGTTTCCAGCACACCGCGCACAGTCCGTGGTCATTCGTCTTCAACCTCGCCCCATCCACCGCACCGCTCGCACTCCACGAAATAGACGTCATAGCCCTGCCAGGGGTTGCCGTGGTCGTAGCCGCCAACCACGCGCTCGCGCTCGACCTCGCCCTCGCCCAAGCAATCAGGACAGGTCTTCACGCCATTGCCTGTTTTTTTAAGGCAATCGTTTCTCTGATAGTAAAAACAACCCCGTCGAGATTTTTCTCAACGTCTGAGTTAGTAAAACGTGTGACCGTGTATCCGCGATTATTGAGGTAGGCGTCTCTTTTGCAATCAATACTAAGGCCGTGATATTTGTGATGCCGCCCATCGACCTCAAAAACTGATTTTGTTTTTCGGTGACAAAAATCCCCGATGTATCTTCCGAAAAGAGGCTCTTGTGCTTTAAGTCCTGATATATCCTTGATGCGGCTCCATAACTCAGCCTCTTGATCTGTCATGTTTTGCCGCATCTGATCGGCCCACCGGACTAAGCGCCTCCGACCGTCTGGAATAGGCGTGGTGCCTTGAATAAGCACCGTTGGATTTTCCAGATTTATCTCACTAAATTTTCCCATCAAGCACCTCCGCGATCGTCGGGTTCTCAGCCAGCAGCCTGTCCACCAGGTCAGGCCGTCTATAAGCAAGTCGGAGGGGCGGCGACTTTACGGTCGCACCTGCCAGCGCGATTACATCATCGCCGCCCGCTCCTATGGGTGCCTGACCGGTTTCGCCAGCCCCCACGTCTAAAAATTGCCCGCCAAAATCGACATCAGGCACGCGATAAACCCGGCCAATCTCCAGCGGCTCCATGCGGGTGTAGCCCATCGTGCGAGGCCGACCGCGCATCAGACTGCGCCCCGATCGACCCACTGGTCGCCATCGGCCAGCGCATACGTCACCGCGTCGTCGTCAACTGAGACGACCTCTCCGGCGATAAGCGCGGGCCGATAGCGTTGGTCACCGCATCCTGCTCGCTGTTCTGAAATACTGAGATTTTTTTCGTGGCGCTTGCACACCCACGCGGCGTTCTCGATAGGCGCCGAATAGATGCAGGTGCGGCAGTTGCGCTCGACCGGCTGACCGGCGTGGCACACGGCGTGGTACGAACACCAGCCGCACTGCCAGAACTTGGGATCGTCGGACAATCGCGCCGGCAGCATGTCGGGGTTCTGGACGATCCGCTGCCCACGGCGCGCATAAAACTCGGCGTGGTCCTTGTCAAAGTCTGTTCGCACCGCATCCCAATCGCGCCCACCCGCTGATGCGACGACCGTGTAGCCGCGCGTGCGCCCGACGTAGAGCATGTAGAGTTGATGCTGCGCGTAGTACGTCTCGTTCCACTCGCGCAACGTCGCCTTCTCGCCGAGCCTCTGCTTAATTTTTTTGAACTTGGCGAAGTTCTTTTCGCCGACGCATTTGACCTCAAGCACATGCCACGTTTTCGGCGCCTGCTTCAGCCCCAAGATTTCACCATCCAGGTGACCGGCAAAGTGGCCCTCAAAATCGACCACCTCGATCTGGCGGTTGGTATCGGGATCGTTGGCAATGACGGTCAGGCCATCGACCATGCGCAGCCGCTCAATGACCAGATCCTCTGTGCGGTGACCGTCGGCAAAATTCTTCAGGGTGCCAGCGTTAAACGCTTCGGACCCCGCGTGATAAAAATGATAATAACTTTTGCGCTCGCAGCCGCCGATCATCGACATGCCGAGATAGGTGCGACCGGCCCTGCCATTCTCACGCTTTTCCAGCGCACGGTCGGCAGCGTCGAGCGTCGGGTCGCTGATGACGATCTCGGTCATACGGCCACCATCACGCGCTGACCGCGCCCCGACCGTCCTGGCCGTCTGCCGGCATAGGCGATCTTGCCGCGTCGATGCAGGTTGGCAAAGCGCGCGGTGACCGATGAGTAGGCGAAAATTCCGTGGCACTGCATTGCGATCTCGCGCACCTCGTCAGAAATCACGCCGTCGGGATTTGCCTTGATGATGTCCAGCACCAGACTTTCCAGCGCGGTCGCGTCGATCGATTCCAGTGCGTCAAATGATGTGGTCATGTCTCTCTCCAGAGGATGAAAAAAAAGGGGGCGGGAAAAGGGTAAAAACCCGCCCCCAGTCGTCTACGCCCAGGGAGCGGCAGCCGCCGGTGGGGGCGGCGCGGGCTGTGCCGCAGGCTGACCGGGAGACAAGGTCGGCTGCGGCGTAGGCGCAGATGGCAAGTAGTCGGTGGCGATATTCTTCGCGGGCCAATCTCCGTTGCCCTGCTCGACGCCAACCACCAAATTTAGCTGGCGACCAAAAAGCTGATCGGTGTCGGTGACCTGACCAGTAAGGCCAAGCGCCACGCCGAGCTTATTAAATTCTTTGGTGGCGATATCGCGGGCCGTCGCGCCAGGGTGCCAGAGATTGAAGTTCATCCAGATCTTTCGACCCATCTCCAGAGTGAACTCGACTTCCAGATAATTGTTTCCGGCCTTCGAGGTCTTTTCCTTGGCGCCTGTGACAGAGGCCGCATAGGTGCCTTCGTCAATCAGGCCGGTGCCGGCTGACACGTTGTTGGGATCGACAGACACGGGTGCGGATAGTGCGCTCATTTTTTCTCTCCTTTAGATGTGATAGCCGCCATCAGCGCGCTCCATTCGAGCGGCAGTTCGGCGGGGATGGGGTAACGGGACTTCGCGATAAATGCGGGCTGCGCTCCCGTGCGCAGTACCCGCTCGCCAGTTCCGACGGCACGCGTTCGCGTGCGGCCAAATCCGGCGTCACTTTCTTTCATCATGGTCCGGTAGTCGCAGTAGCCGATGATATCTGAATGCTCCGACACGAGGTCGGCACTCTTCTTGTGTAACTTGAGTTCGAACCGGTCGTAGGCGTCCTGATCGGGCGCCTCGTACTTCCGTATCGCAGAGTGCGCGATCATAATGACCGCCATGTTCTTCTGCTTGCGTAGCACCTCTATGCGCGCCAAGAGGTCGCGCCAGAGTTCGACTGCGAAGATGTAGCCCTTGCCATACCCCGGATCTTCGATCGACTTGAACCCGTGAATGTCGCAGACCTTCTGCCAGACGACCGGCTCGAGCCAATCAAGGCTGTCGATGACGACGGTGCGAAACTCGTGATCCTCGTTCGTCAGCGTATCGATGGCCGACACGAACGCGTCGTAGGTGTCGAGCAATGGGAAGCGGTCCACGCCGATTATCCCGGCACCGTCCTCGGTGCAAAGAAACACGGCCTTTGGCGCAGATGCCGCAAAGGTCGATTTCCCGACCCCCGCGCCGCCGTATATCGTAATGCGCGGCGCCGCCATCTGCGGCCCGGTTATGATGTCAGTTAGTTTCATCAGTCTCTCCTTCTGTTGATAATCCTGCCTTCACAAACAAATCGATCAGCGTGTCCTCGCGCAGCACGTAAAGGCGCGGCGAGCGGTCTTGCCGTATCGCCACGATGTCCGCGTCGTCCTGCGCCATCGCGTCGTA